TAATAAATTAATCATTTCATTATTATAATTATTAATTCTAGCTACTAAATATTGTCGAGCATAATTACCTTTTAAATTAATCCATGAATTAATATATGCAAAATTTCCAATTCCAAGAACCTTTTCAAAAAATGCAATTTTTGCATCATTATTTAATGAAATATAATTCATATCATTTGGTATCCAATTAATAGTATTATTATGTGCAAGTGATTTACATATATTGTATATATTTTTAAGATGTAAATTACCACGATAGTTAAAATATACATTATCGAGAATATTATCTTTAATCAAAAATTTACCATAAGCAGAATGTTTTAATGCTTGGCATGAATCATATAAAAAATTCCAAAATGATTCTGTATTAAGTATAATATAATCAATAAATAGTATTATATCATTATTTGTAATATTTATTGGTTTTTTATAATCATCTTTTTTACCATCCTCATCTAAATATGATATTTTAAACATTATTAAATTTTGATCATTTATTTCAGTATTATTATAAAAATATAATAATGTATATTTCATGACCTCAATATTTTCTCTAACAAGATTTGCTTTAATTTGATTCAAATTTTGTATAAATATATCATTATCACTTTGTGTAAATTTCTTATTAATAAATGTGTTAGTTAAATTTTGTAATAATAAATTATGTAAAATTTGTACTAAATATCTATTAAAATACGGAAATAATAACCATTTAATTTTTTTAACTTGATAATAATATTTATTTATTAAAATATTATAAATATCACCTGCCCACAATCCTTGATAACGTTCATTGACTTCCAATCGAATAAAATTATTCAAGTTAATTGCCTGGTTTGTTAGCCGTGTTTGTAATTCTGTATATAAAATTGAATTTTTATAATTATTCATATTTAATGGAACTATATTTAACCAATTTACATATAATTTTCCATTTATAATGGATATTGTTTTTAGTAATGAAATAAAATTATGATGAATTAATTTATGTATTAATTTCTCATTATTAATTATTAAATCATTATTAGTATTTTTTAATAAACCTATGCCCATATTACCAAATTCAAAATGTGTTGATAATATTTCATCTCTAGGCATATTTTTAATAGAATCTGGTATTTTATTTGTATCATATGCATATAATAATTGATTTAAATCTACTATTTTTTTTAATAAATAACCATTATTTTTATCATCAATATAAGGTAATAATAAATTAATAACAGCTTTAATATCTCTATTTTTATTTTGAGTCCATTGTTTATAATTATTTATAATAAATTTATTTGATATAAAATTAATTAAATATAATGTTAGTTCATTTAAAATATGTTTATCTTCCATAATTAATTTCGGAAAATAATCACTAACAACTGCAATAATAGTATTTTTTAAATTTAACAAATCATTTTGATTTTGTAAAGCATTAATTAAATGCTCTAATCTAGGTTCCATTATTTAAATTAAGAAAATTAATTTATTAACCAGTTTTCTAAAAATCTATAGATTTTTAGAAATATAATTACTATTAGTAACACAAATAACTTTTGAATTTTGTATCACAGACTTATTATATAATCAAAAATCTTTAGAATTTTGAATTTTGTATCGCAGTCTTATTTTATAAAAATTGAAATTTAATCTATATATTTAATCTTACACTTTTGCAGTATGTATTCTGTATAAATGTCTCAATATGGACTCAAATTCTTTATTCCACCAAATTCATCTAATTCATCTAATTTATCTCATTCATCTCATTCATCTCATTTATCTCATTTATCCAAATGCAAATATTGCAATCGCAATGCATCTCATATATCAGCCGATTGCCCAAATAAAACATGTAGGGTTCCTGGATGCGATGTATGCGCACCTGGTGCAAATCACTGGTGCAAAAATTGCAGAAAATCAGATGTGAGCCATTTTTCACGCAATTGTCCAACCATCCAGGTGTTAGCTTCTCGACATGTTGAGAAGGTACTGAACCAATCAAAGCTTGGACCATTAGATGATGAAAGGGCTCTGCACTTTCCGGTACAATCTATATCATCAATGTTATCCAAATTATCCGTATCACCATCTACACGATTAAAGTTTGTTGGCATGTATGTAGTTTGCAGTGGGTACATTTTGGGCTGCTTAAGTGCTGTTCATGGCAGGTACGGACAACCAGATACAAGCGGTGGCAGCATAGAACAAAATGAAATGCCAGAGCAGGCTGCATATCGCGAAACAAAGGAAGAATTCGGGTTAGATATTAGTCAATCTAAATTGATTGAATTTGATAGACAAGATACTACTATATGCTATTATTGCATATTACCTAATTATCAACCGGCTCGTGGTGGGTCATGCACTTCAAGTGAAATTATATGCACTAACCAATTGCAGAATTCACTTGATGGCGCTTGCATTGATTTGAAAGGCATGCACACTGGAATTGTATGGGCGAAATTGGATGCATTCATTGATCTAGCATCTAATTATGCGAATGTGCATAAGAAAGGTAGATTTTTCTGCAGAAAGCTGCGAAAACTGAAGAGCATTCTTTATGGTTGAATGTATTATTTTAATGTTGAGCCAAATACATTCATTTGATTTATATCTAATTCTAAATATAGAAATAGCCTCACTTTAAAAATTAATTGAGCAATTATGCACAGTTTTATAATCAATTTATTTTTTCACCAGTTCACCAGTTGTGCTATATTCTAGTAGTGCATCATAGGTAACCTCATTAGAAGTTTTTGAAATATCAATTATAATACGTTTTCCCTTATTTTGATTAATATCTATCTTGACCAAATCACCATTAAATATAACTTTGTAGTCATAAATTGCAGAATCAAATAACAGTATTGATGGTACTTGTAGTCCAATTATTTCGTTATTTTTATCAGAATACAAACTTATTGTATAAGATGTCTTAATAATATTACTAGGCACTGATAATTTTATGATATAATCTGTTTTTTCTCCTTTTTCTCCAGATGTACTAACGGATGAGACTCTATTATTTAAAGACACATTTGGTGAAATATATTGAGATAATTTATATGTATAATCATGGTTCTTATCGTCATAATAAATTCTAACACCATTATTCTTCTTTGCAAAACCGATTGTTATGGGAGATCCACTCGTTGGCCATAACTGTAGGTTATAAGACATGAAATTGTTAGTAGTTAGATAGTCATTTATTGTAGGTGCTAAGCTAGGTGATACTTGTAGTCCTAGTATATTATTGTATGTACCATAATATATATTTATATAATATAGTACATTATCATTATTATATATAGTATATGTATTAACTATGTTTGATTTATTACCCTTAGATAAAGTTGCTCTTAGTAATGAATTAATTAAAGTATTATAGTTTCCAGTAACAGTATTGAGTTCATTAAGTTGACTTTGTATTTTAGTAATCTGATCAGTAGCAGCATTAAGTTTATTTGTCAAATCAGTTTTAGAAGTTGTAAGCTGTGTAATCTGATCAGTAGCAGCATTAAGGTTATTTATTTGTTCATTATATTTATCTGTAAGAGTAGCTTTTGATGTATTAAAAGCAGCTCTTTGTGTTGATTTATCAGAATCGTTTTTAAGTTTTTTCATTGATGCATTATAATTATCTGTTAGATTTTTCATCGATGTATTATAATTATTTGTTAGATTTTTCATCGATGCATCATACTTATTTTTATAATCTGTTATCAGAGTAATTAATTCATCATAATTAGTATCTGCGTTTGATTTATTATCACTAGATACAGTTGCTCCTAGTAATAAATTAATTAAAGTATTATAGTTTCCAGTAACAGTATTGAGTTCATTAAGTTGACTTTGTATTTTAGTAATCAGATCAGTAGCAGCCTTAAGTTTATTTGTCAAATCAGTTTTAGAAGTTGTAAGCTGTGTAATCTGATCAGCTATTGATTTATCATAAGCAATTTTAAGAGTAGCTATTGATTTTTCATAAGCAATTTTAAGAGTAGCTGTTGGTGTTGATTTATCATAATCTTTTTTAAGTTTGTTCATTGATGCATCATAATTAGTTTTAAGTTTGTTCATTGATGTATTATAATAATTTGTTAGATTTTTCATCGATGCATCATAGTTATTTTTATCAGATATAATCTTTGTAATTAATTTATCATTATTAGTATCTGCAAATTGTTCAAAAGATATACTGGGATTAAAATCACCATTTGCATTATAGCCGTAAAACATTATATATAAATATTTAGAAATTTTAATTTATAAATATTTATATAAAATAAGTTTTTTCTGATAAAATAGATTTTTTATTATTAATTCTTAATATAAATCCTCTATAATTAAAAACAATAATTCTTTTTCTGAAAATTACCATAATTAATCTGTATTTAGTTTATTATTAAAATCAAAAAATATGAATAATAAAAAGGTGGCTTTTTATGTGGAAAGCTGAAGAGCATTCTGTATCGTTGAATGTATTATTTTATAGTAGATCATATACTTAATTTTATTCTAATTATGCAATTATGATATTTTATAATAAACTTTATAGATATTTAATAAAAATACTAAGATAATAAATGTAAAAAATAAAACCATTTATCACCATATTTATTTGATGATAAATATGATTGAATATCATCTTTATACTTTATATTAATTGTTGTCATTATATATTGATCTTTACCACCAAACACATTATTATCAATAAATAACTTTAATGTATTTGTATATAATAAGGTCCATTTTTTCCAACAGTCAATATTACCACCAAAAAATCCACCTTGTGCTCTTATTATATTATTACATGATTGTGTTGAAGTTTTATTATTAAAAATTAATGGTATTTCATTTGGTCCTAATATATAATCTGAAGATTGGAGATCTTCTATATATAATAATAACATTTTTGTTGTATTTAATTTTAAATTTAATAAACTATATATATTTGGATAATTTATAATTTTAGTTATATTATCTTTATTTCTACAACATCCAATATCAGTCCAAAAAAACCATTTTGAATTAAATGGATTTTTTTCTATAGCTCTTTCTACAAAATATGTTTTCTCATTCCATACCATGTATAATTCTGGCGAATGTTTATCGCGTTCAATATCAATCAAATGACAATATTTCCAATATTCTAAATATTTATACATTTTCCATTCATCAATCTGTAATGATATTATATGTGTACGATCTAAATTATATTTTCGACATTCAATTATAAAATTATATGTTTCGGTGTCATTCTTATCTAAAAATATAATTAAATTAGCATTTAATGTTAAAAAATTTTTAATCCATTCATAATATGTATTTACATCAAATTTTGATTTTATACGATAGAAACATGTTACAATACTAATTAATTGAGAATATTTATTTTTTTGATATTCAGTTAAATC